TCACTATTTGTTGTGTCGGGAAGGTCGCGGGCGCGTTCATTCTAGGTGTCCAGGTTCTTCATCGTCGTGCGACGCTTGGCCCAATCCAGCAGCTTGAGACCCTGACCATAGAGACCAGACCCCGGAGAGTAGTTGCCGAGACTGGGGCACTCGTTTCCAAGCCGGCTGCTCTTCGCGGAACGGGCAGGCGCTGGGAAGTCGGGCAGGTTGGCGAAGCCAGTATTCTGAGGACGGATGCGCGGTTCCCGCGCCGGGCTGGCAAAACCGGTATTCTGCGGCTTGAGACGACCAACATTGTAGCGAGTCGTTTTCATCTCGGTGCCCGTCTCCAGGGGCTCACCGGAATTGCTGTCGGTCTGCACGCCACGGCCTGGCCGCTCCTTCGGAATCGGAATGACCTTCTTCTTCTTGACCACCACGGTGGGCTTGGATCGCGGCTTGGTGAGCGCCTGCAGCACCGCCGGATCGTCGGGGAATCCAGTCGTCGGCTTAAGGGCCCGACGCCGCTCGTCAAAGTGGCCTTCGCCACCGCCACCCTTAGCCATCGTCGTTCTCCTTCATAGCTTGATCATTAGTTGGCCGGCGGCCGTCCGGTAGATCGTTCCTTGTGTCAGCCCGCCGACTGTTGCGGCTGCATTGTCGGCATAGACCGGCATGGTGGTGAAATCGAAAGCCATGGTGATGGCGTCGGCCGTATCCGCGGCATTGGTGGCGAGCTGCTTGGCGTCCATGAGATTGCGCCGGGTGTATTCGCGGAAGTTCTGCTCGTCGCGCCGGTCATAGGTTTCCTTGGCAAGCGGAACGACAGTGGTCATCGCTTGCCTCCCGGCTTCACTCGCATCCTGAGCTTGCCCAGCTTCCAAACCACATCTTTGCTTTGCTCGACGCGGACAATCACCTGGCGGGCCCGCATGCGAACCGTCGTGTAGCCCTTGGGATTGGCCAGCAGAATCGGCCCGACAATCCGGTCCGGCGCGCCCGGCGCCTGGGCCAGCTTGAAGATCAAGGAGAATGAAGCCGGATCCCCTACCGAAGCACCCGGTCCCTCGAGGCCCGCATCCTGATAGATGCGGTCGATCCACATGATCCGGCCACCATCGGGATCGTCTTCGGTCGACAGCTCCAGAGCGCCTGTCTCAGCATAGATGTCATCGTTGCGGCTGATCCCGTCAGCCAGCGAGCCATACTCCTGCTCGTAGAGAATGACGCCGTTGGTAGCGAGCGGCCGGGGCTGCCACACCGGATTGACCCAGGCGGTGCGCGGCATCTGGCCTTGCGTCCAGTAGGTCTCCTGGCTGTAGGACATCGCCACATAGCGATCCGGTGCCGAGCTTTCGATGTTGGGATAGAAGATCCACAGTTCCTGGGCGAGTTCATTGATGCCCATGTGGATGAGATGGCTCTCGACCAAGTTGGAATTGTAGAACAACTCGGTGTGCAATGTGCAGGGCACACGGGTAATGGCGCCACCCGAATAGGAGAACAGGTTGCGGTGATCCATCCAGATGGCATCGCCCTGCACGGCCGCAACCGCATTGGTTCCGATGATACCACCCTCATCAGCAATCTTGCGGCGGCCGTAGTAGTTGGGCGGCCCGACATACTCGATCAGATGCACATCGGTGTCGGTCAAAACCAGGATGCCGGACTGGACCTTGCAGGCCGCAATGATGGCGCCATTGCTCTTGAGATCGAAACCACCGGCCGAGTTATCCTCGGCCGCCACCCAGAGGTTGGGTGTACGGCGCGAACACCACTGCACCCGGCGCGGGTGGTTCTTGCCGCCCAGCAGCATCAGATGCTCTTCCTCGGTCGCAACCACCAGGAGGTTGTCGACAGGCGCGGTGCTGACCAGCGTGGTGTTGGCGACGGTAGCCGGGGTGACCGGATCCCATGCGAACAGGCGGCCGTCCTGAGAATGCACCGCCACCAGCAGCTTGCCGAAATTGTCCATCGACCACAGCGCCGTGCGATCCATCACTACGCTGGAGCTGGAGCCGTCGATGCCGTAGGGGCCCGAGCCATAAGCGCGGCGGCCGTAGCCGACAACACCCCCCGGGTTCCAGGCCAGGGCTGCCGGCGTAATGTTGTACTGGGTATAGACACCGTTGATGTAGGACGTGCCGATCAGCTTGTCTTCGGAGCCCGCCGCCATCCACGGGGCCTTCAGATCATCGCGCCAGGTGAACAGCTTGCGAATCGGCGTGGTGCTGATCCCCCCGAAGGTCAGGACTTGCCGCCAGCCGCCGATGGGTACCATGACATTGTTGACCCAGCGGATCTGGTTGGCCGCGAACCACTTCTTGCCGGTCGCATACTGCGTCGAGTCCTGAAAGACCCCCGGAGGCAGTTCCAGAAGACTGATGTTCTGACCGCTCATCCGCGAAGCCCTATGGTGAAGGTGTTGTAGTTGCCGCTGCCGGTGGTGAAGGTGGCCGGATCAAACGTCGCCAGCAGGCTCTCCGCACCAGCCACGCCTTCGTCATCCGGCGTGGTGTCGATGGAGCGATACAGCGGGCAATTGGACGGATAGTTGGACACACCGCTGCCAATCCCGGTCTTGTGATAGAGGGCCATGAACAGGTTGTTGGCAGCCCCCCAGCTCACCGTCAGCGATGGTGGATTGGCATTGGTTCCAGGGGTTGCTTCAAAGCTTGCCGCCTCGATGAGAGAGCCACTATCAAATACCAAAGCACTCACATTGGACGCCAGGCTGCTACCGGACAGCACATAGGTCACCGACGTCTCGCCACCCACCGCCACCTTGGAGAAGACATCCTCGCCACTGACCCGCGCAAATCCAGACGGGACAGCGACGGTCACCGACCCCGGAGCTAGCGAAACCGCCAGCACGATGATCTGGCCCGCCACGATGCCGCCCGGCAAGGCACAGGTGCGGTTGACCCCGGCACCTCCCGGTGAACCGTCATGCGAGTGCGAGACAAGCGTCGGGAATGCGGCGGCTCCGCCGCCACCGGCACCACTTCCCACCAACATGCCAAGCGTCTGATACATCAGGCGATGATATTCCCTATGATGACGCACTCGGTTGCCGAGATGAACCAGATGGTGGCCCCGGCATACTGGCCGGCGAGCTTGGTAGCCGTGGACGGGAACACCCGCCGCGTCGCGGTTCCACCGAACGACACGGCACCGGTGCCGAGCTGAAGAATGTCGACTCGGTGACCGGCCGCAAACACGCTCGAATTGATGGTGATCACCGCGGCAGCACTAAAAGTCACCATCTTGCCGACGTCGCCGACAACCAGCGAGTAGTTGCCGGACTGCGCGTTTTGTACTTCTTTTGTTGTTGCGTCGGTGAGCTGGGTCGTGGTCGCCGCACCCGTGACGGCTAGCACCTGGGCGGCCGTCAGATCGGCCGGATCGCCACCCGCCACCGAGCCCTTGATGGTGTTGGCCGCCATGTTGGCAAGAATGGCATTGGTGACACTGTCATTGGCGAGACCCCCACCACCCGCCAGAATCGTGGCGAAGGGGATGTCCGTATTAGACGTGCCGTTGGTGGTGCCCTTGACGGTATTGGCAGCGCCCACCGCCAGTTTGGCATTGGTGACATTGGCGTCGAGGATCTTGGCAGTGACCACCGCATTGGCGGCGATGGTATTAACGACCGAGCCCGCCGGCGATGTCACATCGCCCGTGTGAGCAGGCATCTGGGCTGCCGGGACAGTGCCGGTCAGATCTGTGCCGGCATTGTGGGTGTGGGTAGCATTGGCCTTGGTGGCCGCCAGAGCAGACGCCGCAGCCGCGGCATCGGCATTGAGCTTCATCCGCGTATCGACAATATCCCAATTGGCATTTAGATCGTCACCCCAGGCATCGATCTCGGTGGTGACGGTTGGCTTCTGCAGCGCGTAGTTGGGTGTCGGTGTAAAGCTCATGGCGCTTTTTCCTTCTCAGGCAACTTCGGCGGGGTTGCGACGGGGGCGCTCATTCTCCCCCCGGCGAAGGCTATCGCCGCTGTGAAACTCATCTGAATCAGTTCTTTGGCAAAGTCCTGAAAGGCGACGCACACACCACCTGCCCCGCCGGACATCATTAAAAAGGCGCATGAGAATACCGCCACGAGGACGACCGCCATCATCGTGGCGATTACCCCCGCCACCAGCAGAAACGCCCCTTTGGTGCTGTCGAACTCGGCCATTCACCTTCTGACACGCTCCATGATGATGATGTCGCCGCCCATCTGAACCAGTCGCCAGCCCACGGCACCAAGCTCATTGAGCTGGGCCTCGAACTCATCGACGTTGGTGCGCCGGACGATGTAGTCGTACTTCTTGTAAGGCGGAACTTCCGGCCGCTCTACCGATGGCGGATGCTCGCCCTCCTCGGGCGGCGTAGTGATTTCGTCTGGGTCCACAGGCTCGGGCTCTCCGTACCTGGCTGCCCGGAGGGCCTGCTCGAAAGACTCGGCATAGCCAGCGAGCATGTCGGCCTTGTCGGTGCCATTAACGACACGCCGAGCATTGTAATAATCAGTGACCGTCTCGTTGACATAGTCGCCTAGCTTCTTGCCGGTGAACCAGCCTTCCAACATTCCTTGGAAAATGATTTGGGAGGCGATTGGGGGGTCAAGGGCGAGGTCGAAGTCTTTGAGTAGGGCTCCTTCCAGACCACACTCTGCATCGGCGCGTTCATAATTGTAGTCCCATGTAAGTTGAACATACCCCCTGCCGTAAGCCACCTGATCATCGTATTCGGGGCAGGGTTCTCCATAGTCATGACCTTCGCCCTTTCCATACTCGGCAATCGGCATCATTGTCGCCGCTGTCTCATGCCAACTCGTACTCAGCACATAGGCGAGCTGGTTCATCGGCAGTTGATACTCTTCCGCCGCATTGAGCAAAGCCTCGGTGCCGTCGACCTGCTCCTGAGACAGCGAGCCGAACTCCTGCCGCATCACATCAAAGAATGCTGTCCTGTCCATCATGCTACTGTCCATCCGCTAGCCCCAACCGAAACCCAAGTTGTGGCATCCACAGCTAATAACTCAAGATTTAGACCCGGCTGAGTGGAAGCGATAACGGGGCTTGTAGTAGATCCACCAGACGATGAGGCTCCTATGCCGGGAACCCGTAGGATACTTCCAGCAGGAATTATAATCTTTATGGATTGACCGACTACCATAGCGATGAAACGATATCGGAGGCCAACAGCAGTCGCAGGTAGCGTAAATATAACCTGAGCACTTGCGCCAGTATTAGTAAACGAGGCACCGGTCTCAGTATCAAGCACTGTCCTGTTGGACGTTGCATTGATGACAGCGCCACCACCAGAGGGACCTGCTGGACCAGTCGGACCTGTGGGACCAGTTGCACCTGTCGGGCCAGCCGGACCAACAGCCCCTTGGGAAGTTATGCTCCAGACCGTCGCCCAATTTGCACCGACGCCCGGCTGAGTCAGCGCCGCTGAAGTGTGCGATACAGTGCAGATATAACTAGAACCCGGACCTGCATTGTAAACGCCATCTTGAACAGCGTAAGCAGTCGCAGTCAGCCACTGACCACGCCAGTTCATAGTTCCGCCAGCCACACCTTGTGGGCCGGTTGCACCGGCCGGGCCTGTCGGACCGGCAGCCCCCGTCGCACCGGTATCCCCGGTATCGCCCTTCGGGCCTTGTGGGCCGGTTGCGCCCGTTGCCCCTGCGGTTCCCGGAATCCCCTGAACGCCCTGGATGCCTTGCGCTCCAGTAGCGCCCGCCGGACCTGTCGGCCCCGCGGGTCCAGTCGGACCCGTCGGCCCAACCGACCCCGTGCCAGGGATACGGACCTCGATAATCTGAGGCAGGGCCGGAATCAGAACCTCGATAATCTCAGTCACTGGTGGCGCCCCCCTGGCCTACCAGATCGCCATAGATAACGGTGCGCTGCGTCCCGTCCGGGGCAACCAGCTCAAGTTCATACTTCATGTTTTCATTGGCGGGGATCAGTCGAGTCTCCGCCGGCGTCAGCACCAGGTTGACAGTGCCATTGGTCGGCGTGGTCATCGACAAGGTGCCAGGCGTCGTCTTCTCGAGGATGGTGTCGCCGTACACCCCGCGCCACCTGACGACATAACCGGTCAAGTTATACGGCGTGCCATCGGCGTTCTTGCACGCATACTGGCGCAGGAAGCTGTTGCCGCGGATGGCTATGTCAGAGTGATAGCCCGGGGTAGTTTCATGGGTCACTAGGTCACCACACACTCGTTGCTGACGGCGAACACTGTTCCCGATTCGTTGGAAGCGATCTCATGGCAGGTGAGCGTGTGCCCAATGTCGGTCAGCTTGACCGTGTGGTTAGAGGTGATTGCCTGATTGATCGGCGAGCTATCGCGGAACCACTGATAGGTGATGAGATCCGGCTCGCCCGTCCACTCACCGGCGGTCGCAACCGACACCAGATCCCCCAGGCTAGCAGTCGTCATGTTCAGAATCGGTGGCGAAACATTGGCGATGGGCACATCGGGGATGTTCTCTGAGAAGTACTCCATGCCGCCCAGCCAGATGCGCTGCGGCGTCGACACGTCTTCCGGGTTGACCCACTGCGTACCTATCTCGGCGAGTGGCTTGTATCGTTTGGAGCGAATGAACTCCTCTTCAACATCCTCGCCAACTACGCGAAGGTTGACATGGAAGCGCTCGTCCATGACGGCCTCTGTTATCAGCGTCGGCGGATCGGTCGAGTAGTCGAACACCGCAGGCGTCACCACCATCGCACCAATGTGATCAGCGTGATAGCCGGGGTTATAGACAAGCGTGGACTCGCCCTCTTCGTTGGTCTCTTGGTGCGCGATGCCGTTCGCCATGGCGTACTCGCGCCAGAGCTGCTTGGTATCCGCGACGTACATAAAGTCTCTCATGGTGCTGCTGCCATTGTTATGAGTTCAGCGTTGGATGCACGACGTGGGAAGTAACGACCATGCTTAAGCCAGCCGTTGATCGGCGGCACACCGGTGCCACTTCTGAGACCGAACCTGAGATGCGTAAGTGCCAAAGGCAAATCCACAGTGGCATCGGTCTTAACAGCATCGCCATTCAGTACAAAGGCCGCATCGTTTACCGCCCAGGCCCCTGCCACTCCTGCCATGGCCCCAAGTGCGACCGTGGCACCACTGGTGAGTACGAACTGATTGCCGACGAAGGCGATCAACTGAAACAGCATCGTTCCATCAGTATTTCGAACAAGGAAGAAACGCTGATTGAGTGTGTCGTCGTCCAAGTACATGAAGGACGATGTCGAAGAACCCGCCGAAATGCCGAGTGTTGCACCCTTACATGCCAGAGTACCGGCCGTGAGGCTGACCGGGAACGCCGTCGCCAGCAAAATTGGAAGGTCCGCCGCCCGCGTCACCGTCGCCGTAGTCGTGGGGATGTAGGAGGTGGCGAAGGCTCCGAGTTCGAGTTGGGCGCCCCAGAGGTAAAGACCCTTAGTGACATCGCCAAGGAAATCGGTGCTATTGTCAATCTCGGCAGGACCGATCGAGAAAGTGGAGGGCGACCCTGCGGCCGTTCTGACAATCGCAATCCGGTAGAAGCCATTGCCAACGGCTTGAATAGACCCCGTGTTACCTGCGTCGCTGGAAAGGACCGCACCCACGCCAGTGAGATCGAACCAAGTCCTGTGGTTGCCTCCGCTGTCGTTTGCATTTAACCAACAGATAGTGCGCCCGTTTATAGGCTTGACATATATCGACCAGACGTAGGACGCCGCAGAAATAGCAATTCCCGTTTGGAATACCTGATGAAGAGAATTGACAGCGGTCTCGAGGAGCTGATCCGCCGTAGTTGTCCCATCGGGGGCAGCGGCTAAGTTTGCCGTAACATTAGTCTCTGTCTTACCCCAAGTTACCTCAAATTCCTGACTGCGCAGCACCAAATTCGTCCGCGCTTCCTCGACCAGATACCCCGGCCCGCCGGCAAGGCGCGGATCGTAGTCGTGACGCAGGCCATAATAGGCCGAGGTTGTCGTGCGCTTGTACGCCGACATAGCCGCAGCACGCTCAAGCTGGCCACCCCAGAGATATAAGAACTTGCCACTTGTTACAGTGAGAAGGCTATTCCCATCGACTATTCGGCAGGAAAAGCCCCTGGTTCCGACGGTTACAGCAGCGCGCTTCGCCCAGCAGCGATACCAACCATTGCCCATCGCCTCCATTCCAGACGTGCCACCGGATACCGATCCGACAACCCCATTAACAAGATCGAACCACGCCTTAGTATTTCCGCTATCGGTTTCTAGGTGCAACCATCCAGCATCGCCATTCTTAGCATAGACCGATTGGACATAAGGTTCAGCCGAAACAGTAGTCATGGACTGACCGGGGCCAACAAAACTGCCAGAAATATTTGCAGTTATCCTGTCACCGGTAAGCGTTCCATCAGGAGCCGTGGTATCATTTGACAAAATTGTAGTGTTATTTGCACCCCACGATGTGCCAAACGCCTCAGATTGCAGATAAAGGTTCTCCGGTCCCCATCCCAACAGACCGTCGATATTATATTGCACGGCCTGTGAGGCACGAATCGAGCCGAGCTTGTCGCTTAGCCTGCCTGTATAATTATTCGCCGGTGTTGCGGTGTCTTTAATCACCATGCTTCTGTCGGACGCGGAGAAGGTGAGCCCCTGGGTTTCGGCGCCCATGAGCAACGCCGCATCTGAGGCAAAACCCGAGGCGAGCATCTGCAATTCGGAGTTCGTTTTGCGGATCGGGAAGTAGGCGGCCTCGAGCAACCAGCCGCTTGTAGCAGCGGCAGCATCACTCCGATTGCCGAAATAAAGAGTGCTGATAGTTGGCATCGCGCAGATAAGGTCGGCTTGAACAGTCTCACCCGCTTGCGCAACTGCAGTATCATTCAGCTTGTAGCCATACGCAGTCTTGGTTTGAGCAAAGTCAGCGATTACGGCTGCGCTAAGCAAGCCAAAGCCACTCGCGCCGAGCGTTCCGCTGCTATTATCAGTGGCGCCGGTACTTGCCACTCGAGTAGTATTCGAACGAGTTATGAAATGACGTTCTGCCGCCGAACCATCAGATAGTTCCAACATGCGATTGGCATTGGCAGACATGCCCATAAACATCGCCTTCGCATAGAGCGTGCCCTCCGCCTGATTGAGCGGGAACAGCGTGCCAGCGAGCGTCGGAAGATCGGCGGCACGGGTGACAGTGGCGGCAGCGGTGGGGATATAGCTCGATGCAAATACGCCCGCCTCGAACTGTGGGCCGAAACAGATGATCGATCCCGTGGTAGTCGATACGGGGTGCCCGTTGCCATTGAACGAGTTGCCGGTTTTAGATGGCGCTATGCCAAACCCGACATATGGATTGGTCTGAGTTTGAGAGCCAACAAGCTCCAACCGATACCAACCGCCACCCATCGGGGTAATAGATCGCGAGATCAACGTGCCGGAAGTAGCGCCGACTGAGCTATCGCCCAGGGTGCCGTTTAAGATATCATAGACCGATGAAACATAGTGCCCGCTTATCGTCGTGATATCGAGATAGATGAACTGCGAAGTTCCCGCCTTGGCATAGACCGACGCGGTCGATGTTACGCCTCCCGCTTGGGTTGCCTGCGCAAATACAAGGTGTGCACCACTTACTCCGTCCCCCGTAAGGGTGAGAGCAGAATTGACGACGCCATCAGGTCCGATCTGATCGTGTACTCTTGTACAATTGTTGATCTGCCAAGCAGCATTGATAAGGCTGGTTGACCACGGCAATAGACTCGTCCGCGCTTCCTCGATGAGATATCCCCAAACGCCAGCACCAAGGCGAGGGTCATTATCGCGGCGCAGTCCATAGGCGGGAGAGCCGACGGTTGCAAGATAAGGACCGGCAACCGATCCACGTTGTAATTGTGCCCCCCAGAGATAAAGGCCCTTCGTAACATCCCCAAGAAAATCGGTACTATTGTCAACAGCAGCAGGACCAACCGAGAAAGTAGAAGCCGAACCGGCAGTCGTTCTGACAATCGCAATTCGATAGAAGCCATTTGCAACGGCCTGAATAGAACCTGTGTTGCCTGCGTCGCTTGAAAGGACCGCGCCCGCACCAGTAAGATCGAACCAAGTTCTGTGATTACCGCCGCCATCATTTGCATTTAACCAGCAGAGGGTACGTCCGTTTATTGGCTTGACGTGTATCGACCAGACATAGGCCGATCCACCGAAAATAGTAATTCCCGATTGGAACACCTGATGAAGGGCGTTAACGGCGGTTTCGAGGAGCTGGTCTGCCGTAGTAGTCCCGTCGGGGGCAGCGACTGAGTTTGCTGTAACAGTAACTGCCGACTTACCCCAAGTTGCATTATCAAATTCCTGCGCCCGTACCAGAACGTTCTCCGGCCCCCACACGAGCTTGCCAGTGGCGTCCCAGCACATGCCGGAGCTGGCGTGCACGCTGCCGAGCTTGGCGCCCGGCGTTCCGGTGTAGTTATTCGCCGGCGTCGCCGTATCGCGGATCCGCATGCTGTCGTCGGCCGCCGCAAACGCGAGGCCATCGCCCGCGCCGAGGATGACATCAGCAAGTCCTCCAGCACCACCACCACCCATCACAGGCGGCGTGGCCAAGGCAAGAGCCAGCGCCAGCATCGTCATCAGGTAAGACCCACCAGACCAGTTGCAGATGAAGCAGCCATCACCCGCGTACACTGACACAAGACATAGCCACCGGCTGGAACCGTAAAAGTAACAAACACACCGGGACTGCCAGTCGGCTCAATGACCACAGTACCCGCTCCACCCGCAAAGACAGACGAGGCATTGACCCTGGTCACATCGGACGGGGTAATCGGAAAGGCGTTGGTCGCTAGATTACTGTTGATGGCCACGGCTATCTCCTATGAGAACCCTGAAATCTTCCTGAGCAACGGCGTCGAACCCATCTTGATCTTGTTGGAAGCCGCATTAACGGTCAGGACACCCACCTGATACTTCGACTCCCACACCGCAATGCGCTCGTCCTCGACCATGTAGGGCGCAGCCTCGAGCGAAGCGGCATAGAGCAGCAGATCAGGGTGGTGCAGAGAGAAAGTATTGCTGTTCAGACTCGACGACAGCGCCGGCACCATCTCGTAATAATGGATGTCAACAACCTGGTCCTCACCCGGCCACGGCCAGATGTAAAGCTTGCTCGCGTCGATATTGTAGAACTGCGGCGTCATCTCACTGTTAGTGAGATCCTGCGCCTTGTCGACATACTCATTGAGCGCCGCTACATCGAGCGCGCCGACACCCTGCACCGACACCAGCCTGATCTTGTTGAAATCAGGGATCGTCAAGACCAGATCGATCGGTTGGTTCAGGTCCGGCGCCAGGATGGTACGGTGGAAGAGCTTCTCCATGTAGAAGCTCTCAAGCTCGGTGTTCAATCGAGTCTGCGCCAGATCGAGGAACGCCCCTATCTGGGCATCAGAATAATCGTCCGCGCCTATCCAGTTACGGACGTAAGCCTGCCAGCCGGATGTCGTCGTCGGAAACGCCATTGCGAGAACCCATCAATTACGTGGCCCTGCCAACCCCTGGCGTCGCGCCGGTCGAACTACTTGGCGGGAAACTTGGGCCCCGCAGTGCCTTCCTTGGACTTGGCAGCCGGGAAAATCGGCTTACCGGTCTTCTTTGACGATGGCTTCTTGGCCATTACAATCTCCTATGGAAGCAAGGCGGGCAGCATCTTGCCCAGCCAGATCAGCAGAATGATGCCGAGGATACCGCCTCCGATAATGTAGACCAGCTGCGGTATCTGAAGCCCCATGCTCTGGATCACCTTTACCACAACAAGAATCAAGATGCAGATGATGCCAAGCACGACAAGAAAGTCTATTGCGGCGCTGCCAGTCATCACTTTTTCCCTTTCGACTTACCAGCCTTGCTCATTGCGATAGCGATGCTCTGTTTCTGAGGATAGCCCTCGTCCCGGAGCTTCCCTATATTCGCTGATATGGCTTTGCGTCCCGATCCCTTCTTTAGTGGCATCAGAGTTTGTCCACCGTTCGAAACTTGTAGTTTTCTTCGAGGATTTTACGAAGAACCCTTTGAGCTTCCGGACTACCGTCGAAAACATTGATCCCCGTCTCCCGCATCGCCTGATCAATAAAGATCAGTGGGATAGACCCAATTCTGCGCATAGTCCGGCCAGAACTGTAGCCGTTATTGCCGGACGTCCGGTCAGCATGGTTTTCCTCAAGCAGAGGCTCCACGTCCTGCGTCTGATGGACGATCAGCCCCTGCTCGTGGTCCCACACCCCGCGGGAGGTCCGGGGCGCAAGAATCTCTTCGTCAGCCATCACTTCTTCTTCGTGTCGGGCTCAGCCTTCGGCGACGGCGCATCATAAGATTTTGCCGCGGTCGGATTGACGTTCGGGGCCGCAGCCTGCTTGGCACGCCTGGCCTCCTCGACACGCTCTTTCAGAGCTTCCTCCCAGGGGCGCTCGATCTCGTAATCCGGCTTGTCGACCTTCTTGGCATCGCCATTGGTGACCAGATGCTCGGCCCAGGCGCGGTCGGTATTGCCGTCGAGGACAAAGCCCTTGCCCAGATGCACGCCGCGATAGCCAAAATCGCGGTTCAGCTCGATGAAATAATCGTCTTTCTTGTCGGCCATTGTTTTCCTCATGTGAAAGTGGAGCGCCCGCAGGCGCCCCCAGTCTACGGCGACAGTTCCTTACGAACCCGTGGCGGTGAGGTTCATGAC